CCATATACAACACATTTGCCTACATGATCATACTCTCCAGTAAGTACTTGATTAATAAAGGCATCCATATGTTGCGCAATAGCACGACCGGTTAGTGTAGTTGACTGTCCAATACGCTTATCAAAGAATCTACAACCTGGATTAAGAATTGCACCGTACAAACTATTTAGGTTAATCTTCTTAACTAACTGTCGTTTATCCCAGAACGCAATGTCTTCTTTGGTTATTGCTTCCTTTTTCTTTGCTTGTAACTCTTTACGTTCTGCGTACCACCGTTTAAGCAACCCTGGCACAACGCCTTCTCGCTCATATGTGAATATTGTACCATTAGCACTCAAACATAAATTGCTATTAGAATTAAACACATGATGCCAAATATCTTTAGCACTATGTACCGTACTTTCGCCATTTACCCAATCAATCGTAATTTCTGTATCCGCACGCTGCTCCATTACAGCAGTATACTCGATGGTACCAAACAAACCTTCCCAAGCCGCAGCAAAGGATGCTTTATTATCCATACGGTCTTTGATAAGTTTATCAGTCATTATAGGGCGCAATTGTCCTACAATAGTTTCCGGTGCCATATTCAAAGCGCGAATAACTGACGGATACAGCGAATTAATGTCTACTGAACCTACCCATTTATGAATACCTTTCTTTGGATATGCTACATAAGCACCAGCAGCTTGACTATCTTCCGTTGAATGGCTCTTGCGATCAGGTACAACCATGCCACGTTCGTGTGCTTCGTTAATAATTGCTTGTTCTGTTACAGCAACAGCACCCATTGTTGTTTGTAGCAATACTGTATTTGCGTGAGCGAGTTCGTTTGCTAAGTCCAAGAAACGTAACTTTTCATCAAGCCTACCAAGAATCATTGTATCTTGTCTGTTATAGTCAATAAACTTTCGGAAGTCCATGTTGTATAACTGATCAAGTGTACCTTCATACTGTACCTTGCGTTCACCTAGTTCATATTCAGCAATAGCATCCAATGAATACGAATGCATTTCGTGATATGTATATTTGCGATACAGTTGCAAATAGTCCATATGCACACGCCCGATAGTATCGTATGTTTCTTGCTCAGCACCAAACCGTTCAAATGTACGCTTCTTGGGCAGTTGTCCCCACAGACAAAAGCGACGGGTGTCGTCCTTGCTTAGTACACGTGTAATACGATTAACTGTGTATGGAATATCAAAGCCTTCTGAGTTCCAACCGCTTAAAATGTCTGCGTCCTGAATAATGTCCAAAAACGCTAACAGCATTTCGTGTTCGTTATCAAACAAAAATGTGTTATCAAACTCTTGTACCTGATGCTTTGCTTGTTCCATTGTAAGCGTCTTAGGCGGGATAGCAAGTGTAATGCATTGCTCAAGCCAATCTAAATACACAGTAATTGCAGTAATAGCGTTAAATGGATCTTCTGGTGGACTAAATCCTCGTTCTTGATGGAAATCCACCTCAATGTCGAAGAATGCTGTTTGTAGTTTAGGTGAATCTTTGCCTTTGTAGTTGTTTTCTAAACAACGAAATACCGGCTTAAAGTCGCTTTCAAACAGTTCTTGCCCGCTGTGCATACGAACTTCTTTTTGAAACTCCTTATAGTTGCGTGTAGCAAATCTACTTACCGAAGTGTCAAAAATAGTCCTAAACTTACCTTTGCGATCCGGATAGTAAAACACATATTCGGCAGGAAACTCATTGTAAACCCGCTTTCCGTCAACACGCTCTACCACTAAGATGCGGTCGTGTTCTCGGTCATGTAATGCATCAACGTAACTCATATTTTCTTAAACAACATTATAATAGTTTCTTCTTTGCTTTGAATATCAAAGCGAGATAAATCTTCGCTTTTAATCAGCTCATACCCGTAATTATACATTATTTCTTTCTGTATTTCAACCGGTATAGTAACTGTTAATTGACTTGATTTATAATTTGAACTAATTTGCCTATCACCTGGATTACCTGGCTCAGATACAATTGACAAATTTCCATCAGGAGAATCTAAAATCAAATATTCTGGCTGACAGAAATTTACAATCCTTTCTAAAAATCCAATAGGATCAGTGAAGTGATATATCACTCCAAGTGCTATAACAACATCAAATTTTGGTTTCTCAACGATTAAATAATGATAGATGTCATCTTTTAATAATTTAACACTATTAATGTTATTAAACTTGTGATTTAACTCGGCAAAAAACGGATCAAAACTTTCAACTAACGTTAACGATTTAGGATTGATCTCAAGCAGAGCATGTGTGAACCAACCTGTTGCTGGTCCAATTTCAAGCACATCTTTTGAATCAACGCAATAGAAATATTCGTTAGCAATATACGTTAAAAAATTTAATACTTCTTCTGAGTAACTATAAAAGTTACGAGAATCGTTGTCAGATCCAAAGTTATTAATAGGTTTTTTGACGGTGATCACCAAGTCTTGCCAACAGTTTCTAAAATAGTTTCAAGTAATTCATGATCATGCTTCTCGTCTGTAAACTTACTTTTGTACGCAACACGAATAGCTTTCTTTAATACGCTTGGCTTAATTTGCATTTCTTCTGCAATAGCTTTGATTGTATCTGACAATCCACCTTGTAAAGTTTCAATTTCGGTCATTACCGCAATACCTTCGCCAAAAAGGTGGTTTAATTTTGCCTTTTGTTCGGCATTAAAAACTACATCACTCATGTATATCTCCTATATGAAAGTATAATTATAACAGACTCTTGTATATTTGTCAATAAAAAAGCGTGCATAAGCACGCTTCTATTTAACAATATCTTATATAGTATTACAATAACCCTGCTGTATATGGAACCTCTTTTTCTAGCTCTTCTGGTTCTGGTAACTTTTTAAATCTATGTTGTACGGGTGTAAATCCTTTTAAAGATTTTGCAACTCTTGTTTCTAGATCATTTAGACTTTGCTGTAAACGTTCAATTTGTAATCTATATTCAGTTTCAGCACGGGTCATTGCATCAATTTTTCTTTCATATGCAGTTTCTTTTGCATTGAGTGTTTGAATATGTTTATCTTGTAATTCATTTTCTTTTTCTAATTTAGCAATATTTTGATCGGATTGACGTTCTTTTGCTTCTAGATCTTTAATTTCATCTTCTGTACTAGATATTTCGTTTTCGATCTTTTCAATTTCAGCATCTTCTTCCTCTTCTTTGTCTTGGGTCATCTTAACAAATGCCTCTAAATCAGAATCAGCGTATGTATATCTAGCACGTGCTTGTTTAAGTGCCAATGCTGCTTTTGGGTCAGAGATAGTAACATCCTGTTGATGCTTACCGTCTTCTTTCTTTTCAAATAATTCGTAAAAGTTCATTATTCTTCATCCAAAATATTGCCGAACTTCTTTGGCTTTTCTGTTTTACTGCGTAACTCACGATCTGGCTTAGCAGCATTAGTAGCTTCAACTTCTTTAACAAAGTCTCTATAACTTTTACTTAGCGTTTTAACTAAATCAGCAGGTACTTCTCGCCCGCCAACATAGTCTTCGGTAGCAAGACCAGCAAGTTTACGCAGTTCATCGCTTTCATTACGTTTAGGATAAAAACGAGAACGTGCCATTGACTGATCGCCAATGCGTGCCTGTGCGTGTTGACTGGTCATTTGCCCTGATTTATCGTATGTTGTTTGTGTGCTAATTGGACCACGATCTGTGTAATCGGTATACGATCCTGTTTCTAAATCACGTCTCTGATGATATCCGCCAACAGTCGGAGTTGCTGTGGCAGTTGCACTACCGTATTCGAGATCGGTAAGTTTATCACCCGCTGCTTCGTCCATTTTGTGGTCTTCAACACCGTTCTCAACATTGCTAACAATGTCTTCATAGTTGTCCATTGTTAATGTGCTGCCACCTGTGCCTAGCGCAATAAGTTTTTCAGCAACATCATGTAAATCCATATCTGATTTTGCTTCCTCTCTAGCATATTCAAACATGCGAATCATTAGTGGAACATCCATAGTTACTGTATCAACAGGATTGGAATCTTCGCCAACTAGTTGTCCTTTAAACGGATGATCCTTCTTTTTATCCGGCATGTCGGTTGGACCAACCTGTCCAACACGCTTTTGTTCAGCACCTAGTCCTTCATTAACTTGTTGGTATTTGCCACTAACGGCATGGAACTTACTTAAAATATCATGCATTGCAGGATCTCCTGCACTTGAACTACGTGATGTAGTAGCACTAGTTGATTTATTACCAACAGAGTTAAGTCGTGCTAGAATATCATTCATTTGTGGATCATTCATTTCTTACTCTTCTTTTTCTTTTTTGGTTTATTGTATACACCCATATTACGGCTAATTGTTCC